GATTTTGTTGATAGCGCCTATCAACTTATACCCCTATCTTACTACACGTTGTACAACGTGTCAAGGGTTTGGAGAGCCCAATTTATCACGAGTTTTTGACCGCGCAACAAAACGCCTAACTCATATTTAGAGACCCACAGGGTCACTAATATCCAATAAATCAGCAGGTGATCTAACCCCTGCCGAAACATTTGCCACATGTGTATAAATCATTGTGGTTTTGAGGTCCTGATGACCGAGCAATTCCTGTATTTTCCGAATATCGTATCCTTCCTGCAACAGATGAGTTGCGAACGAATGTCTCAGCGTATGCGGACCCACAGGCTTTGAAATTCCTGATTCAACTGCCGCACGCCTGACCGCCTTCTGAACGCTGGTTTCAAATAAATGATGCCGTCTAACAATTCCGCTGCGCGGATCGGTGGAAAACTTCCCAGCAGGGAAAACATATTGCCAGCCCCATTCATATTCCGCCTTCGGATATTTCACAGCCAGCGCGCCAGGCATTTCCACCGAACCGTACCCAAGGCGCAGATCCTCTTCATGCTGAATGGCAACCCGCTTCAGGTGCGTCCGCAGCGGATCGATCACCGAAGACGGCAAAACTGTCACCCGATCACGGTCTGATTTTGTATCGCGCACTGTCACCGTTCGCAGGTCAAAATCGACATCCTTCACCCGCAAGCGCATACATTCCATCAACCGCATTCCGCTTCCATAAAGCAAACGCCCGATGATGTAATACACGCCGTTCAACCGCCCAAGAATTTTCTTTACTTCATCCTGCGATAATACAGTTGGAATATGATGTGATTTCTTTGCGCGTACCGCCTGCACATTTCCCAACTTCACACCGATCACATGCTCATACATGAACAACAGCGCATGAAGAGCCTGATTCTGAGTGGATGCGCTCACATGCCGCTCAATCGCAAGATGAGATATAAACTTCTCGACCTCATCCAAACCCATCTCCGCAGGATGGCGTAGTTTATGAAATCGGATAAAACGTTCAGCCCAATCTACATAAGCCTTTTCAGTTTTATATGAATAATGCTTGATCCTGATCTTCTCGCGGATCGAATTAAGAAATTGACTCATGCCTCACCTCTGCCCTTCTCCAGCAACCTAACCGAAAACTCGAACGCCTTCTTATTTTCCAACCGCAGGAAAAGATCCAGCAGCGCATCGACCGAGATCACCCACGGACGCACATCACCACACGCAGAACAGGTCACATTCATACTCCCGCTCAAAGGCCCCAATAAATCAACTTCGCTTGGTTTCTCAATATTCATATCCAGCGCAGTTCGCAGCACCATCAACTGCGTTGTGCCGTTTACCTCCTTGATATATCCGATAATGTGCCCCCGCTTACATTTCCATTCTTTCATCACGACCTCCAATCGCAATACAACTCATTTATCGTACAGCCACACAATCAGATAACATCCACTCCGCCTCGAACACCATTACGCCAAACGCCTCACGCCCGCACTCCACACCGCTCGGCAAACTGCGGACATATCCAAACTGCGCGTGATAACCCGTCCCATGCAGCCACCCATCCATCCCGATCCGCACGCAATCGCTCACACTCCGCCCGTACCTGCGATGCACAACAAAGAATTTTTTCAACTCCCCGTCACCCTGCACTACATCCACTGGCCCCAGCATGGGGAACTCAAAAACAGTTGTCATAATGCCAAGTTCATCATTTACCGCCTGCGCCGCATGGATATAATGCGGAACATACTTCACCAAATAGCCTGGGACAAATTTCCCAAGCGGAATTTTCACATCCAAAGAACTCACAACTTTCACGAACTTCATTCCGTCATCTCTCAAAATATTTTCAACAACTTTGATCATCACAGCCTCACACACATCAATTTTCTTCCCCTCCCCCACTTCAGCCCGATGCCCATTCCCGCGTATATCCTGAGCGCACACACAAACATCAAAGCCGAGTGGGGGAGTTTATCTAGCGGTTAAATTGATTTATCCATTTTTAGCGGTTAAATTACTATTCCTCATCCTGCGCCATGTTCATCAACAATTCTTCAAGCGCAGATTTATTCGCCGCCGCATTTTCATCGCTCATATCCGCAGCGATTGCCACACCCAACTCACCGTGGATCGCAGCCACGAGCAGGTCAACGACCATTTTTGTCCGCTGGCGCGCGGGTAAAGACTCATACCAAGCTAGCAACTTATCGCGCCGCGCATCCTCGCCAGGCCAGATATAGGGATCAATATGCAAATGCCGAGCCACACCAACTTTCTTTTTACGAGCCATCAGCCTTATCCTTTATTCTTCATATCCAGCTTATATAACCCGCGCGCAATGCTCTGCACAGGGTTATCGCTCAGCACAGCCTTATTCACGCCGTCAGCCACAAGGTTCAAAGATGGACCTAACAACAGCGCACCACCGCCCACCACCAGCACACCCGCAAAGCGGCTCAAATCTTCGCCCCACGTATCCTCGATCATGCCGTTCACTTCGCTTGCCCAGATCGGCAGCTTATCTTTATATTTCAGGTTTCCGCCTCTCAGCATCACATCCAACTCGCCGAGCGAATATTTCTTGCTCACCAAATCCAGCAGGCGGCGAACGCCCAATTTTGCGCCAGCCGTAAAACGTTCATTCACCGTCTGGTTCTGCACCACCATCAATTCAAGCGTGTTGAACCCAACGCTCAAGATCGCAGTTTCATCACGCAGCGCCCGCTCATGTCCCTCAACAGGATTACCGTTAAAATCCATCACATAATCAAACAACGCGCCCACAGGCTGGGAATTCCAACGCACGCGCCCCACCTCCAGCGCAAACTCCACACCATCAGCCTTCCAACGATGCTGACCCATCATCCAGCGGCGGATCTGCAAACGGCTTTCTTTCAAACTCTCGCCCATCGTCTGAAGCGGTAAACCAACCATCACCGAAAGCGGAGCATCGAAAGCGCCGTGCTGTTGCATGTAACGTGTCCATGTTCCGTACACCATCACACGCATTTCAGGGCTTCCGCCGAAGCGGTCAAAATTCATATTCTCCACAGGCCGCCCGTAATTGTGCGCCCGTTCCCCAACATAAAATTCGCCGTCCGCAGTCTCGATCATCAGCGGACGAACAGCCGCCTTCAACCCGATCATCCCGTCCAAATGCCCTCCGCCATTCGTCGCCACCTGCGAAAGCATATCCAACCCGCCAGCCTCAGACCACATCTTGATCGCGCCCATGCCAGCATCCAAACCAACCGAATTCATTTTTGTATCCATTGTTTTCTCCTTGAATTTTTATACTTCAGCAACTTCTTCAACCGACTCAGCTTCCCATTCCAGACCAAAATCCTCAGCCACCAGCGCAGGCGTCCACGGATCGCACCACTCGAACTGTGAAAACTCGCTCCACTTCACCACCTTTCCCTGCTTCTCCAACAGCGCCAGCAAATGGTCATACATCGTATATTCATCCACCGCCCCCCACGGATCAAACCTATTCTTTCGACCTTCCACCAGCAACCGCTTCGGCATCACCGTGCTATCCGTCGAAGATTGCAGAAAATACATCAGGAATGAATCCGTCACATCGGGCGCACCGAACAAAACCGAATGCGGATTGATCCCCTCAGACCTCACACCGCTTTTCAACATCCAAACCCGATGCCGCTCATTGATCAGCACCTTCACCACATCAGGATGCACACCCCGCGCCGCATCCAACTCCGCCGAAAGTGGTGTCAGCGACATAGCCCTGCGTCTGCGCTCAAACATTCCTGTGCTCTGCTCCCGCCGATAATCCACCAGATTGCCGATTGCCGCAATCGCGCACATCGCCGAAATAAATCCAGGCATCACAGCCAGCCAGCGCACCCAATCAGTAGGCGACATCAGCAAAAACCGCGTCAACAGCATCGCCAAACCCAGCGCCATGCCAGGGATCATCCACTTCCAATTCCTCGCCTCAGTCATCGCATACCTCCAAGCGCCCAAAAGATAAATGTCAAACAACACGAAACCTCACCTGCAAAAATCAACAGCATCAAATAAGTGATTGTCCGCCCCAGCTTCAATTCATCCTTGGTCAATTCAGGCTCTGACCGCTTGATCCGTGCGCACCACAGCACATCCTCAACCCACCAATAATCAAAACCGTCAAAGCTCCACATCGCCACCTCGCCGCGCAGCCCCATCTGGTGCAATAACTCGCCGCTGACCTTCGTCGTATCAACAATATTAGGCATATTCAACCTCCATATCCTTCACTCGAAACTCGTAAAGTCTGTTCTGACTGTCCTTCAAAATAGTCCCAGGCGTAAAGCTGAAATTGAACAACATCCGCTCCCAATGCTCCTGAATAAAAACCGTACCCTTCGCAAACCCGCCTACATCCAGCGGATCATTCACCACCTCCAGCGCCTTCACCCGCCGAAGGATCGCCTGCCGCAGATCCACAGGCCGCACTTTTGCCAAACCCAGCGACCGATGCAAATACTCAATATTTGCCGCTTTTCTGCATTCCTTCTTTCGGCACCAACCGCGCTCCACCCAACGCCTGGCAACATAACCTTCGCCGCAATTCGTACAAACGATCACCGCGCTCATAATGTCTTCTCCAAACCGCACGCGCGGCAGCGGCCAAGCAGGAACTCCAGCCCCTCATGCTTCCCGCGCCACAGATCCCACACCCGCACAGCGCAGCACCGCAGGCAATACCGTTCATCCTTGCCCACCTGCACCGTCTGAAACTCATTCCTCGGCACATGCACAGAGATTTCACCCCGCACAATCGCCACAAACTGCCTAACCGCTATCGAATTTGAATTGTCTGACATATTCACATCCTTTTTAATGAACATCTATGAAGTACGCCTGTTTTCCATGTTCATACATTAGAAGAAAAAGAAAGGCACTTTCAAAAAAAAACGCTTAATAAACCCTTCTTCATAAACCTACATCTGGTTCATTAAATAGATTGAGATATTGCTCAAATCGTCCAAAATCATCAAAAACCGCTTCGCATAATCAAATTTATGAACTATATGAAGCATTATGAACATAAAAACGCATGTAGCACTGGAAAAAATTTGAAAATTTTCAAAATCAGCCCGCATCCCGAAAACTGGTTCATCATGTTCATAAATGTTCATAAACTCAAAACTCCCAATCTTGTGTTTCTTCATTCCAAACTGCCTGCGCCGCCACAGGGCCATCCTCAAAGTTCAATTGCTCATCCGCTTTCACCATTGGAGCTGCGCCCACCGAATTTTTCTCGCCTTCAGCCTTGGCTTCCGCTTCCTCACGGTCCAGACCAAACCGCAGCTTGCCCATCTCGATCCGATCCTGATCAAGCACCACCGCCCACCCGTCGCCTGTCCGCGCCACTGGCATCCTGAAAGTTTCTCGGCATATCTCGCCGATAGTGCGCGTCTTCACCGAATTCTTTTTCTTATCGTCCACCTGCCCGTCAGCCAGGTTCTCCGAATCCAATATCTCATTCGTGATCAGCGCCAGTTCCTTATAGAGGATATAACGCACCGTTCCCAGCTTGCCGAGCCTCCCCTCCTTCACCTTATCGGCATATCCAGTCCTTGTATCCGCCGCGATCACCGCACGCAAAATGATCGCCTCAAATGAACTGGCGCGCTTCGTCATTTCATCCTCATAATTGGCCTGCCCGATCATCTTCAATTCAGCCAGCAGCTCGCGGTCGTTTTCCTTCACCGCCAAAACCTTCATCGGTCGCATCACCTGGTTCACACGCGGACTCACCAGCGGATCGCTCAACTTATTCTCAGGCCGCGCCCGTTCCTCTGGTGTCAGCTCGATCTTCTTCTTCCACGTCTTCAATCTCCAATGCAGCAGCATCCCGCGAATTCGGTCTGCCTGCTCATCCAGTTCAGGCGGATAGTAGCCAGGCTCAATTCCCACGCGGTCCAGTTCCAGAGTATCGCGCTGGCTCAGCGCAAAGCTCACACAGCGGTTCTCAATACCCGCATCATCAAACGCCCCGTACATCGTGATCAGCGTCGGGCCATAAACCTGTGATGTCGAAGGCACAAACGTCTTTCCATTCGGCGAATGAACCTCCATCATATTCACCACATTTGCATACCGCTTCGTTGCCCGCCCCTTCAACAATGACCGCATCGTCCCATCGTCCTTCTTCATCAAGTCTTGCGCCTCATCAATGAACAGCGTACCCTTGTATAAATGCGCCAGACCTTTATAGGAAGCAGTGGAAGAAACCGAAAGCGTCACCATCAACCGATACGAGCACAGCCCGATCAAATACATCAGATCGCTTTTCCCAGAACCGCTCCCGCCCATCGCCCGCAGAAAATTCAGCGCATCAAAGCTGTCATATACCCACGTAAAAACCGCGTAAGTCGCCGAGAGCTTATAGCGCGAAGCCTCATCCATTAGAAAATGCTTCCGCACAAACTTGTCCACTTCACAGATCAATTCGCTTGTGCTTTTCAACGGACCCAACCCGCTCGGCAAAATGATCGTCCCGTATTTAATGTTTTCATCCATCAGCGGCACATACTTCTTGCCGTCAATCGTCTTGTAGTCATCCACGCCGATCTCACGCACATCGTTTTCCATATCGCTGATCCGCGCGTATGCCCAGCGGGTCGTATCTGCGTTCTTGTCATAGAACGGCTCCAACAACCAGCCGCTATTTTCCGTCTCATCATCTGGGAACCACCCGCCCATGATCGTTACCGTCTCAGGCTCATCATCCTCTTTCGCAGTTTTCGCCGCGTCGCTCAAAGCCTTCAGCCGTTCAGTCCATTCAGTAGCCTTGATATTCAACGCCGTGCATAACGCCGCCTTATATCCCGCGCGGTCCTCCGCCGAAAGTTCAGCAACTGCCAGCTTGAAGAAATAATTCAGCGCCTCGCCCTTATCCTTCAGCGATTGCATCTCGCCGATCTCATTCGCCCACACCATCAAATACATCTCAGCGTTTTTCAGCCAGCCTTCAACGCTTGCCTTTTGTTTCTCTATGCTGAATCCCTTCGCAGACCAATCCTGCAATTGGGCATTTGCGTCCTTGATCATCGCTTTGCTATTCGACATTGTTCGCCTCATCACGTGACACAAGCCTGGTCATGCGTCCTACTAACATTTTCGGCCCTAAAAGTTTTGCCGCCAGCCGTACCGTCTTCTGACCAGCTTCATCGTCATCCATGAAAAGATAAAACGCAGGGTGTTTATTGATCATCGCCGCCAAAGCCCGCATTCTCTCGGCATCCTCAGTCGAAGCCTCCGAAATATTGCCCATCAAACCGCAAAATGCGATTGCCCCATACCCCCACTGGCTGTATGTCACAGCATCCCCCTGCCCTTCCACACCGATCAACGGCTTATCCATCCGATGGCAATGGTTGAAATAAGGCTGCTTCATTCCAGCCAGCAACTTATAAGGATTAAAAGACTTCCAATCCCGATCCTTTCCAGTTTCCCTGTCATGGATCTTGTCAAATCCAGGCAGATGTCTGCGGCTCAAATAATTCACACCGCCTTTGTGCTGATGTGCATAAATAATTCCAGGTGTATCCATCAATCCATGAATGCGCCCCTTCAAGATCCAATCCTCATCGAAATCCTCATGGTCGCGCACGCCCTTCTCACGCCCCCACTTATCCACATCCCCTTGGAACCCCAACACCGCCACAGCAGCAGGAGAAAAAATATCGATCCCGCACATCGAGAACTCCCCTTTCATATCCGCCACCTGTGCCGCGCTCTTCCTTCCAGAAAAACCGATCAACTCAGCATTGATCGTCTCATCAGTCCATGCTCGCCCGCGCGCATAAGCCAGCGCATCGGCATCCGCCTCCACCCCGCGCTCCTTGTCCCCCACCAGCCACCGATGGAAAACATTCGCCGCCACCGAAAAAACATCAGCAGTAGCACGCGCCCGCAAAATAACACCCTCATCACGAGCCGCGAATTTCGGCATTTCAATATTTGCCCGTCTCGCCAGCAGTTCAAGCGCCCCGTTGAAATCACATCCTTTCTCGCGCATCACCCACCCGAATACATCCCCATTCCAATTCTGCGAATACCAAAACACACGTCCATAATCCGTTCGCACCTTCATGCTGTCGTGTTTTTGAGCCGTGCGCAAACGCCCATGCCCGCGCAGAGAAATTCCATCCGCCGCCAGCACATCCTCAATTGGATTAGCATCTCTCACTTGCTCGATAAAATCTGCAAAACTATTCATACGTTTCTCCAAAAATTGCTCAGTATGTGGGCATCCGTTGCCAGCCACCCGCCCCCCAAATCATTTTGAAAGTCCCCCCCCTCTCAAAATGATCTGTCTGTCACTTTATGCGACATAAATCTATATGCTTATTGCCCAATCTAACCGCTAGTTTCAACTGGTATCATGCCTTTTGTGTCGCATAATGCTTGTTCTACGACCTTGCCATGCTCTTTTCTGTGTGCCTGCGTGCCTGTGAGGGCATCCGCATATAGATTGGTGAACTTTATGATTTTTTCTACTTCTGCTTATTCACTAGGCGGCGGCATGGACTACTGTCTAGCAGTTGGCTGGCTGTGCTATATCTCAACCGCTGCTTGCAGGTCGTCGAAGGAACTGCGGAGGTATCGCCTGGTGGTTTCGATGCTGTTGTGACCCAGCAGGTCGCGGATCATTTCAATGGCTATGCCTTTGCGTTCCAGCGCCTTGGCGAAGGTGAAGCGCAGCCAGTGCGGACTCATGTCTGGGATGCCGATCTGGGAGCCGATGTAGCTGACAATGCGTTCGATATGACGGGTTGTGAGGCGGGCCGAGTTTTTGCCACTAAATAAGGCAGCAGCAGAAGTATTTCCAATAAGTTCATTTAGTGCTGTTCGTGCTTCGTTGTTGAGCGGGATGATTCGTTCTTTGTTGCCTTTGCCATTGCGGACGCGGACACTGCCTGAGCGTTCGTTGATGGTAAGGTCTGTGTGATCGAGGGCGGCGACTTCTGCGACGCGGAGTCCTGCGCGGACCATGATGGTGATGAGTGCGGAATCGCGTTTGTTGGTTTGATGTTCAAAGGCTGTGACTGATCCGCGAATGTTGCGCTCGATCTGCTGCATGAGGTCGTGGATCTCTTTGTCAGATAGGCTGCGGTATTTGCTTGGGCGGATGCCCTGCTCTTTGTTTTTGAGACCAACTAACAGGTTGGAGTAAGATGCGCCGTTTTGGGTTTCTATCCAACTGGTGAGGATGGTGAGCGCCCACAGGCGGGAATTCCATGTGTTGGGGCTGACGCGGGCGATTTCAAGCGAGTGTTTTTGGTAGAGGCGCAAGGCGTAGTTGGTGATGCTTGTGGGTTGGAATTCCTGATCGAATTGGGCTTGATACCATTTTTCAAATACGTTGATGTGCTGCTGGGCTGTGCGAATGGTGGCGCTGGCGCTGTATGTTTGGCAGAGGTGCTGATTGAATGCGTCTTGCCAGGTGGTGAGGGTTATATTCTGGGTAGTAAGTGAAACCATTGGAATACTCCGATCAGTTCATATTGGTTGTAGTAAAAGCTGAGGTAGATAAGCGGTGTGCAGACTGTGAATGTTTCTATGCCCGCTTCGCTGCGTTTGATGGCTGCGTAGATGAATGAGACGATGCACCAGTTGAGAAGGATCAGGTAAATGAGTGCGAAGATCATTGTGTGAAGGTGCGGTGGTCGATGATGAGAATGATTGTGACAAGTGCGAGCAGGGTGAGAAGGGTCATTTCTCACTTCCCCAGATGCGGACGGTTTCCTGAAGGCTGTCGATGCCTTCAATTTTTTCAAGGGTATCGGCGATGCGTTTGAGTTGGGCGGCTTGAAGGAGGGTGGCGCGGATCTGTGCCTGCATGAGTTCAATTTTTACTTGATCTTCAACCTGTCCCATTTCGTGAATATAGCGATCCAGACTGGATACCATGCGCTCGATTTCGTTCCATGTGTTGAGGGCTGAGACAATGTATTTGTCTACGACGCCAGTTTCAACGCGGACTTTATCAGCGCGGGCATTTTCTTTTTCAGCGTGGGCAACTTCCCATTTGATTCTCCATGCTTGATGATAGGCAAGAAGTTCATCGTGATGCGCTTCAAAGCCTTCAGTATCTTCAATATCCCAACACGGATCGCTTTCCCAGTTTTCTTTGAGTTTGTTGATTTCTTCTTGAGTTGCCATTGTTCACCTATCCTTTTTTTTCCTTGAATTGGTTTCCGTTTTTACGCAGCGTTGGCCCTATAAAGCGGATAAACAGTCTCTTTGATTAAGGAGGAGATTACGGGACCAAGAACCCGCAAATCACAGGGGAGGGTTATTTCCAGTTGTTTATGGAGATGAAGTCTTTTTCTTCTTCGAGGGTGTCAAATGCCTGGATGAAGATTTCGTGGCCGTCGATGATCTGGAAGACGTTCCATTTGTTGTTCGGGCGGTCATAGTGGTATTTCATGTTCATTCTCCTTTGTCTTGTTTGGTGCCAACTTTCATGGCTTTGCTGAGATGGGCTTCTGCGTTTTCGATGAGGTCTATGTGAAATTGAAATTCTTCTTTTTGTTTGTTCAGGGCGGCTCGGGCGTCGAGTATGGCATCCATGGCGGCGTAGGGCATCCGTTGTTTTGACTAACTTCCAGCACGGATAATCGTTTTTCGATGTCGGTGACTTTTGCTTTCATGGCTGCGTACTCATTCCAGAAAAGCATGACGGATACGAGTATGACCACGCCGATGAGAATAAGGGTAAGTATTTTTATTTCCATAGAATCCCCAATAAGACCAGGAGGATGACGCCAATTACTATGATGATGAGAAGGATTTCTGCTTTCATTTTTCCTCTTCAAGTTCTGACAGTTTTAAACTTTCGTTGTATTCTTGTTGTAAGTCAGCGATGATGATGTTTGCGAACCAGCGGATGGATGCCCAGTATGCTTCTTCCATTTCAGGAGGGAGGGGCGTGAATTCGACCGATAGTTCGATTGTGATCATTCATTGCTATTTGGTTGTTGGGATGTGGAAGGTGAGAAGGCCGCTGTCAAAAACATGAGGCAGGACAGCTTTGAGCGCGGCAATTGCGAAGTACATGCGGTCGTCGGTGTAGGTGGTAAAGATATTCAATAAAAGGTAAAGGTCTGGAGCGCTGATCTTCTCGGTTTCCCAGCGGGAGATGGTTTGACCTGAAAGAGAGGTGTTGGATATGCCTTCGGTGAGGTATTCGGCGAAGCCGCGAACGGATAAATCTTTGGAGCGGCGATATTCTTTGACGACTTCTTGAAATGTAAGTTCCATATTTATCCTTGTTTTATGCACGTGCATAAGTTTTATATATGCTTAAAATACACCCTTTGCTTTATTTTGTCAAGTGAACGTGACAAGAAAGTTTTTAGGTTAAAATGATCACTAAGATGCAGCGTATGTTCAAGGATTACTTATTGGAACGATATAAAGAATGGGAAAACAACCAGCCCAAAAAAATATCTTCCATTAGCGCGTTTGCGCGCTGGCTTTCTGAAAACACTTATGAAGTAAAGATTAGTCAGCCGCTTGTTGATGATTGGCTGACTGGTCACATTCCAAAGACCGATAAATACATTCATGTGCTGGCAGAAAAGTTAGGCGATGAGATTTATGATGTATTGGAATTTCCACGTCCTGATAAGCAATTGCAAAATTTGAACCGTGTTTGGAAATTTCTGCCTGAAGAAGTGCAGATGAAAATCTCTCAGGAAGCGGCAAAATATGAAGCAGAGAATACAGAGAAGCGGATTCAAAAATCACCAAAGCGAGGAACGGCTCACAAACCTAAATAGGGCATGGCAATATTTGACGCCTGCGCAAAAGGTGTGGATCTATGCGCGGGTGATGTGGCACTCTTCTCCCACCTTGTTTCAAATCCTTGAACATATTAAATTTAATTACGGGCGTTGGCTGACCTATCAGATATACCCAGCGCATTGGGTGAAATAATGGCTTTTACTAAACGCGAAAAGATAATCTTTATTGCCATCGGATTAATAATATTCACCTTTGCGTTTCTATTGCAATTTACCGCTTTTGAAGCGACTAAAGGGTGGGAAGTTTTATTTCTTATTTTTATCGTTTTTCCCATCGGGCTATTGATTGCGACCGATCCAGAACGAATAAAAAAGGATAAATAATGGGGTTTCGCTTTCGTAAAATATTTTCACTTGGTAAGGGGATGCGCTTAAATCTTAGCAAGCGCGGAATGAGCATGTCAGTTGGGAAGCCAGGGGCGACTTTGAATATTGGGAAACGGGGAATTCGTCCGACCGTTGGACTGCCTGGAACTGGATTATCTTTTACCCCAAGTAAATCAAGCAATCAATCATCAGGAACAACAAAAGGCGCGGCATCAAACAGCCTGATCAATACAATTGTGGGATTTATAAGCTGTTCTGTTGTGTGCGTTGGGCTGATGATTTGCCTTGGCATATATGCCGTCAGCGGAGAGACAAACATCAGCACGCCCACGGCTGAAGCGCAATTAAGTATTCAAGAAATTATCGCCAGCACCGCAGCACGAGCGCAAACGCAAACGATGATCTCTGCGCCGCCATCCGCAACGCCATTTATATTAAACACAGCGACCATGCTGCCGCCTGTGACACTTGCACCCACATGGACGATTGAGCCAACACAAACGCCATTTATTATGAATACCATGCCAGTGTTTGAATATAATGATTCAGCCGCCTGCTCATGTTCAGGCGATACGCTCAATTGTTCAGATTTTGCTTCGCAGAACTCAGCGCAAATATGTTTTGATTACTGTTCAGGTCAGGGAGTTGGAGATATTCACAAGCTGGATCAGAATAACGATGGGCAAGCCTGCGAAAGTTTGAAATGAGTTATCTACCTCCCCCATCCACACTTCCGCCTGGGTCGGTGGTCGATTCATATCGGCGGGATAGCGGGGGAATGAAGCAAGACCAGTCCACAGATCAGCAATTGAGCGAGATCCAATCGTTCTGTAAACTGCATGGGTTGATCCTGCGGAATAATTACTGCGACGATGCCAAAAGCGGAGGGACTGTTGATGGACGGGATCAGTTCAAGGCGATGATCGATGCGTTCCTGTCGCCAGATCATCGCCCGAACGGAATCATCCTGTGGAATTATGCGCGGTTCGCACGCGACATCGACGACGCGCAACTGCATAAGATCAATATCAGGCGGCTGGGGATTGTGATCCACTCGTTGAACGATCAAGTGCCTGAAGGAAATTACGGTCGGTTCGTGGAGTTCTTCATTGACATGAGCAATGAAGAAAAACGGCGGCAGACCAGCATCGACGCGAAACGCGGTCTGCGTGACCTGGTGCAGAAATATGGATGCGTGCCTGGCACACCTCCGCGCGGATTTAAGCGGGAGCTGGTGCGCATTGGCGAGCGGCGGGATAAGACCGAACACATTGCCCACAAGTGGGTTCCCGATAAGGCATTTCAAGTGCGAGTGAAAAGGGCATTTCAGATGCGGGCAGAGGGAAAGCCGATGAAGGCGATCCATGCTGAAGTGAAGTTATTCGGAGCGGCTAATTCGTATCTGACATTTTTTACAAATCCAATTTATAAGGGCGAATTGCATTATGCCGATCTGGTCATCCAAAATTATTGCAAGCCGATGGTCAGCGCCGAATTATGGGATAAAGTGCAGGAAGTTGTAAAAGAGTTCGCGCGCGCGCAAAAGACAACAACCAGTAAACGACATCCGCGCAGACAAAGCGGGGTGTATGTGCTTTCTGGAATTTCAAAGTGCGGGCTGTGCCATTCGCCGCACTATGGGCATACGTCGAACCAGCGCAACGGGAGCGAATATCGGCGCTATGCCTGCACACAAGCCAAGCGCCGAAAATCATGCGCGGCAAAGATGATCCCTGCGCAATTGCTTGAAGATATGGTGATCGAAAAGGTAAAGGAATTTTTTTCCAACCCTGATAATCTGATCAATGTGATGCGGGCTGTGTCGGAGAATCAATCAGGTCAGCGGGAGCATGTGGAGGAAGAGATCGAATCACACGCCGCGCAGCTTGCCACCGTCCGAAGGGCAATCACCAATCTGACAAATGCCGTCGCTGAGACAGGTCATAGCCCATCGTTGATTAAAAAACTATCGGCATTTGAAGCGCAGGAAGCGGAACTGCTCGGACGAATTGAGAAATTGAAAACACAGGTGATTCCGCCAATTTTGATCCCAACGCGCGAACAGGCTATCCGCTCGGCGGAGGCTATCCAGAAACATCTTGAAAAAGAAGATAGAACATCCATTCGCCAAACCCTGCTGGGGTTTATCTATGAAGTGGAAACGATCCGCACAGGGAATGAAATTTACGGTAAAATCACGTTCTATTTTGCGACTGTGTCTACGTCACAAGGCCCCGTGGGGGCACCAATATATAGACACAGTATCTCTTTCGAGAAAACTATGTCACATAAATAAAAAGACCGTCTTTTGACGGTCTTTTTATTTATCTTACTTCTTTGTAATTTGCACTGGCTCTAGTGACTGAAACTCCACCAATGCCAGAAACTAATAATGACATTGTACCTAATGACCGAACCGCGCCTGCACGATCAATGGTAATTGGATATTTTGCCGATAATATTGGCGCAAGATTGATAGGAGTAACGGTTGGCGGAGTTGCGCCAACACCTGTTCCTGCCAGATGCCCCGATGCAATTACCAGACCATTGGTCAGATTTGTGAATGCGCCTCGAACGCTTGTATATTCAAACGCGGAATAGGTTGTGTTTACGTCTGCCCAGGTGGAGGCTGCGATTGTTGCACCGATGCACAGCTCCCAAAACACTGGATTTGCGCCAGTGACGATCATACTTAAACCAGTAAGTTGAAATGTTTCTCGGTTGGTAATGCCGTTGAACGTTGTTTTTGGGCGGAGGGATAGAAGATGCGTTCTTGCTCCGCTGGCGGCTGTCTCTGTCGCTTCAGGTGTGGACATGGAAAACGCATCCGCTTCAAATGTGCCGCCTTCTGATTCAACGCTGGCGCATTTGAAATATGCTGTCTTAGTGGTGGCTGTTGATGCGGCAGTTACAAGCATCTGAATTGGCAGAGTGGCCGTTTGCATGTATGGAACATCCAATATATTTGCGGCTTCAAAATGATGAGCGTACCAAATTTCGCCAGCAATGTCGAATCCCATGCGGACACGTCCCATGCCTAGAAATTGCAGGTCAATGACAAGGATAAAATCTTTCAGAGCGTTTAAGGTTATGCCGCTGCGCCCTGTGCCGTCCATTTTATCTTCACTCCATGCCGATTGATTGACGGGTATATCAACTATACTGCCAGAGGTGGATGAACGTTGAATAAATTGCAAGCCGCTTGTTCCGTTTTGCCTGAATATATGCCCGTTATTAGCATCAAATGATCCAGCGTCAACCACGGCGCTTGCAACAGCCGCACCCATTACGCCTGTCACTTTGATTAATTGACTTTTGCCAGGCTCATACGGAATGTATTGATAACTTTGAATGAATGATGTTCCAGATCCAGCAGTTGCAGATAATGAAATCAGGCGCGTATTTGCAGAATGACTTGGTGCGACGCCCGTTCCAGTTGCGCCGCTCTCCATCATCAGCGAGTTTGTGTTGTATTGTGACTGAACAGCCCAAAGCGTAGTTGGATCGGATGTTCGGAGGCGGGAAAAACCGTCCAGATTTGCTCCGTCTTTTATGGCAAATTGATTGATGAGTGTCATTCCCAAACTCCTATTGCGGTATCAGTAATTATTAAATCTTCACCCGCGCCGATGATTTGCGTTAATTCGCCTTTGATAGTTTGACTAAGATTCGCGTCAATGGTAAGTGTTCCAGAGCGGCAAATAATCCGATAGGTTTGTCCGCTGCCTGTGGCGGGTGGAAGTGTGGCGGTTGCGGTGGCGGTAAAAACAACCACCCGATCATCCTGAGTGAGTGTGTAACTTGCGCTTTTTATGGCAACGGTATCATTCCACCAACCCACACGCCGCCATGCGGAGCCGTCCCACATTTTGATGCGGCGGCCAGTGCTGCCAAACATTAAGTATTTGGCAGGCTCGTAGTTATTAGACAGTCCATTTTTATGCAGGCCAATAAGACGCAAGCCCTTTTTGCGCGATAGATTCCAACCAGTTAATGATCTATTCGGGAGAGTGGTCATTCAACCAGCTCCAAAAACTTTGGGTCGAAATCTCGGTCGGTATCAATAACGCATGTGCCATCTTCTTTGATGGCTTCGATCACATAAACGCCTTGAAACAAATAGTTGAACGGGGCACGAACAATAACCACATCACCGATCTGCATGGGATTATCCTTGTGAATAAATAACTTGACCGCTGATATTGCTTGTGGTCGTTGTGTTGGGGATGAAGATCAAAAACGGCACAGTGTTGTTATACAGCCGTGGGAATCCACCAGTTAGCGCATCAATGGCGTTGCCGATCTGCGCTTGTAATTCAAGGCGCGCCAGCACGCGATATAAAACGGTGTGGATCGTGCCGCTTGTCCATGTGGCGGAAAGTTGGATACTTTCAGCTTTTTGGATGCCTGTATCGCCTGCCGCGAGTCCTATCGGGTAGAACGTGCCAGCGATGGAAGAAGCAACTGTTGAAACGATGTTGGTTGCGGTCTTGCCTGTTGTCCCAGACTGATTGGTATATTTCACTGTGATGGTCGGAGTGCCCGCAGCGGTAACGGTTGAGACTTCAATTCCTGCATAAACCTGGTCGCCATTGGCCGCACCATTTGCGTCGCGGGATGGGATCGCCGCCGAACCCGTAAAAACCTGCTCGGTTGTTAGCGTGACATCAATGCCGCTGTTTTGCCAAAGGCGGTCACATAATAAGAGCGTGCCGCCAATGGTGGCCTGTGCCTGAAAGCGGGAAAGATAAGTATTGCCGCTGACGGGATTTGAAAATGGGATCTGCCCTGAAAGCGTTGTGAGCAATTCGCCGCCAATGCCAGGTGTGGGAGCAACACCCGCCCCAGGAATACCCGCCAGATAAAAAAGCGAATGCGGACGCCCCGCAACCATTGTGCCTGTTAATCCTTTTACAAATTCGCGCGGATAGGTCATGCCCGCCAGTGCGCCGTCCAAAGTTGTGATTGTCATTATTGATTCTCCTGTTTAATTTGTGTCGATCCATACGTCTGCAATGGTTGGGTTGCCAGGCGCATCTATTCCTTCAGTGGTGTGGATCACTCCATAAATCCGCTTGCCGCTTCCCTGCACATCGGTTTTTGTTTCGCCAATGGATGCTGTTTGTCCAGTTATTTTTTGAAATTGCGCTTCCTGTTTGACGATCAGCACTGGCGACATATCGGTTGAATATTTTGAAAATGTTATTTCTCCCAACTGCCATGCGTGCAAAACTCTATTGGTTGTATTAGTGTAAACTGCGTTCGTATCTCCAATCACCAGTCCGCCAGTTGAAACAGCGATGGCGGTTGTGCAGTTTTCAAAATGATGCTGTCCATTATTGGATGAACCTCTCATGTCGAGCAAGCCGCCCACTGAAAACACAGTGCCAAAAGATTCAAAAGTGGAACAGGCTGCCATTAATAAAGTTGAGCCAGATGTAATTGAAAATTCAATATTGGTCAAACTTAAATTAGTATTACGAATATAACTACTTGATAAAGAGGTAAACGATGTAAAATTAGAAGTGTAAAATGTCCTTATGCTGTCGTTGATCTCTATATAACAACGGTTAATAGTTAGAGATGAATTTTGTAAATTTACAAATCCACGGTTAATATTCAGAATAATCATACATGAGGTTAAAGTTAAAGCACTAAATACCTGCTGATTAATCATGTTGCTGGCCGTGGATGTTGAAGTTAATTTCATAAGCGTCATCGTTACGGTTGTTTTTGTTGTCAATGTATGCGTTGACGATCCACCATTGATATTGATGATGGATGTGCAATTGACAATAGAATATGATCCAGAAAGAACAGCTCCGCTAGATGTGGATGCCAGTGTTAGAGTATCGCTTGTATTAGCATAGATTGGATAATACGTTGACCCCACAAGCACAAATTTCCCTTTGTATGTATTTACAACCCATGCGGCTGATGTGTCGGTAATCGTAGCCCTTTGATCGTCCGCCCCAGAAGATGCGGAGGAAATCGTTCCGCTATATAGGCTTGTGGCTGTCCCTTGTATGGATATATTGAAATAACGATTGTTAATCGAAAGCAATTCGTTGAATGTTCCACTGCCAACATTGATTGTGACATTGACATTTGATCCAGAGGCGGGGAGAAAATTCAACGCATATTGAACTGTTTGAAATGCGGAGGCTCCCGATGCGTACCCATTGCCAGGTGTATTTGTGCCAGTAGTATCAACATACAATGTGATCGTCCCAAACGAATAAATCGAAACCCATGCCCCGCTGATATATTGCATTAATACGCTGCGCCCTGTGGGAGTGTGCAAAAACCATTGTCCCTGGCTCGGTGATGTTGGTAGAGTTGCGCCATTATCACAGGCCATTGCAATGGCTTTATAGCCATCAAAATCAAGATCAGCGGTGAGAGGGGAGATCGAGAAGGATGGAATTCCCGAAGCCAGCCCGCCCCAGCGCAGATCTGCAATGTCGGTGCTGGATAAATTCTTCACGATCTGAGTTTGACCCAAATACATCTTAATCGCAAAGAGCGGTTTATTTTCGGCAGTTGCGGCGGGGATGTCTTCGTAGGTCAACAATTCACGCGCTGCGACTGTGGCACCGTTTACATAAGTAATGGAGCCAGTGCTATCACCTTGAGCCAATACCCAATTTGCGCCGCTGGTTGGGATATGGCTGGTCATATCGATGGTTTGGTTGTCGAGAATATGCCAGCCGTTGAGATAATAAATAAAGCCGTAGAAATTGATGATCAGCCCGCCTGCGGGAGCGGCCAAGCCAGGGAGCATCTGCTCGCCGCGCACCCAGAGCGTATCATACGCGGGCCATTGATGGGTTTTCGTGGCGTGAGCGGGAATATCCAAATAAGGCTTTTCGGCATACACATCACGCGCGCGGATGACACTCAGCAGAATATCGCCCTTATATTTCCCCACCAGCACAGGCAAACGCGGAATGGGCGGCGTGACGCTGTTGCGGGCAATATGCACTTCTCCGTTGAAAAGCACAACATAGACATTGCCGTCATTATCTGCCTTGACCGTGCCATTGAGATCACCGAGAAAAGCGGGAATTTCAACCGCTTCGTTTTGGTCAAGCAATTTTTTGAACGCTCTTTGTGTTTGTCTCAGCTTCATTTGATGAACCTTATGCCCACTATATTGATCAGTGGGGCGATGTAGAGCAGATTGCCGATCAGGTTGATGTCTGTTGCGCCGCGATCCAATGTGATTTTGATATTTGCACCGCTCCCAAATAACCAGCGGTTATTGTCTTTGCAGTTTTCCCAAATGCGCGGACCGACTGCCAGCGCGGTGGTGGTCCAGCTTGCGCCGCTATCGGTGGAAACTTTGGGCGTGCTAAGAGTGCCATCGGCTGCCATGATGTACTGGCCTGTGGGCGATGGAGATATGGATTGAGGCGTGCGGGCGAATTGGTCAACGTTGATGGATAGCGCGGTGAAGGTATCCACAGGGTCGGTGGTGAATTTGTAATCTGTAGCCGATGAATTCCAGAAGAAAACAAGGTCCTGCGAGCCAGCCGTGACAATGAATTGATCCTGTCCAGTGGTAGGCGCAAAAACGGAGGTAGGCACTCCAGACAAGCCCGCATTATTGAAGGATAAAATTTGTACGGCAAAAATATCAGAGCCGATCACATACCATTTATTGTTTGCAAAAGTAATAACAGGACGGTAATGATAGCCGTTGGTGTGGCTGGCTGTTGTGGTAATGCCTGAATAATTGGCAAGTTTTATTTTTTGCTGGTTGAACCCGCCAGCTTCGCCGCCGATCATGGCAATCTCATCACTCTTAAGCGGATTGACCGCAATGTCGTATATATCACCCAGTCCAGGGAAATCTGTGGAGCTGGCGATCTGCTTGAATGTGCCGCCTGTTTTGATGGCCGCGAAAACCTTGTTGAGCGTTTTGACGTAGATCGTGCCGTTCGGCGTGACAACAATCTTTTCTATGAATGAAATATCGGTCGGGGTCAATCCGCTGTTCATGGATTGCCAAACGATCTTTGAGATGTCGCCGTTGTTGATGTTGGTGGAATACAACACGCCAAAATCATCGGAGGCAATGACCACGGTTGAAGGCAGGTTCAGGTTTTCTTCGGTGGGCGGCGTATCGAGATCGAGGAAGTCGGGCACATCTACAAAATCAGCATCCAATGGAGTGCTGGTATCCCAATCGTCGATGCCTGTCTCTGCGGGCACATCGCCATTCACGGCAATTTCTGGAAAAGTCTCACACTCAAAATCAACGGCGGGCGATTCGTAGCCCGTTTTTGGGTTGTGTTCATAGCTGATCTTGCGCGGAATGAGATTTCCGTCATAACCAAATCCGCGCGGATCGTCTGCGCTGAGAAGGTTGATCGAAAAATATTGACGCGGGAAAAGATCAATGGCGCGCAAGTTTGCATTAAAGCCGAGGGAGATATATTGCAGATGGTTTTGCCAGCCCGCATACAGCCCGCACAGATCATTAGATTCGGTCTGGTCATTGACCAGCGGAAGTTCATCCATGATGGAAACACTTTCGCCGAAACGGTTTGCCACATGCCCAGGCGACATGCTGAAAAACGTGGATGCTCCGCCTGAACTGTTGACGTATAAACCCGCGCTGAAGGTGATTGATTTTTGATTTTCCGTATCTGCGTCCGTTTCCAATTCCGCACGCCAGTCTTGATCCTCAATCCGCATCACAATCGGCCAGTTACGGCTTGGTAATTGCACCATCTGCGGATCGGTCTCACAGAATAAACGTCCATACGCATCCACGCCGATATTGGCAAACAGCCTGATCCATGCCATATCGCGCAGTTGGGAATATAAATCTTCGTCGCTGATGGTCAGAGACGGCATGTATTTTGCATCAGGCGGCAAAATAATATCCATAATTTTGGTGGCAGTTGAGCGCCAGTGGAAATATTGCCACAACATGCGCGTGACGGTCAGCAAGGGCATATCTTCCCAAATTGTGGATGTGCTCGAAGCGAAGTTGAGCGTCATCGGATAGGACGGCATTTTTTTGAGCAATTCCTGCGCGCCGTCAACCGTGAACGAAACCGCACCCTTTTGATAATCTTGCGTGGTATTGAACGCGCCGATATACCCCACGCAGTCCACATTCTCTGCGCCTGTGATGGGCGCTGGACGGGTGCCCAATGCCTGCCCGATATAGTTTTGACTGAATAAAATACACAGCGCCTTATCTCTGACCGTAGCTGACGTAACGCCTGAATTGATCTGCACCTCAAAGCTCCAGCCGCCCTTGTCATAATCTGCCGAGCGATTGCTGATCTCAAAATCAGTGATGGGCATATTGACGAGGTTATACGTCAGACAATAGCGCACGCCAAAAGCGGTCTTGCCATTGGCGGCGGTAACGGTGAGATAAACAGGATGCGTACCCACAGAATTAAATGTGATGACAGGGTTTTTGATCGTTGCATCGCTGATGGATAACGCCGAGGGACACTCCCAAAGGTAGGATGTGATCGAGGATCCCAGCACCCATGCGTCGGTGTCAGCGGATGCGCCCATTGTGAACGCGATCTGGCCTGTGGTCTCATCCAAAAAGCCAGCGTTGTGGCTGCCCATGACGGGCACAGGGTCAAAATCTGCATATTGGTCTGAATAGGCGACATCCACATCCATGTAAGAAACGCCTGCAAGGATATGAACGGTCTTATTCATCAGTTGGAAATCATCGACCACGGTCAAAAAAAGATTATCCGCCCAAGAGATATTTGAAACCGTGCCGATATAGAAAACGGTGGCGGATGGAGCTTTGCGAATGCGCACCATGCCGAGGTCGTGCAAACCTGCCGCGCTGCCCACATACATAACCATATCCGTTTTGACATTTGCCAGCGTGCCTGAGCCTGTGTCATAAATGATTTCGGTGATCATATCGGTGGTGGTAAAGGATTGATTAACGCGCGCAGTGTAAACCGTATTGTATTGAGCAATGCCCAAATATTTTTTGCTGGCGTTGCCCTGCGTGCGGACCTTGACCAGTTCGGGAGCGGATAACACATGCGCCATTATGGAACCTCTACGCACATGCGGAATTCGAGATCGACATCCTGCGTGGTGTTGATGGCGTCGAAGGTATTTTCATCGACGGGCATCCATAGCATTTGACAGCGGTAATTCTTCCAGACGCGCGCGCCTGATGTGGTTTCGTTGGTGGGCGTCTGTATATAGACTTCTGCCGAAAGCGCGGAGCAAAAGTCGCGTAAATTCTCACGTTGTTCGGCTCTGAGGGCTTTCCAGCGCCATGCGGCAACGGGCAAACCCTGCCCGCTGCGCCCACCGTCGCCGCGCTCGGTGAATTCGGGATAGGGCGTAAACGACCAATCGGGGAGCTGGTCAATATCTCCGCCGTTGGAAAGCAGGGTCGAAACCGCTGTCCAACTGGCGGGATTTGTGCCTGCGGAGAGTAATGCAATTTTGAAGGTGGATGTCATTTTATAAACCCATTGCCATGGTCAAAGTCTTTTTGGTATCGTTATTGATGTTCTTGCGGTCGGTGGCGGAGATGCCCGAATTGAAGCGGCGATTATCCTGATAATTGATCTGGCTGTTCGAGCCAGATCCAGCCATCGACGGAGCGGCGGATGCGTTCAGTTTGGTCTGCATATTCGGCAGGGAACGGTTCGAGAGCGTATCCATCGCGGAGGTGATTCCGCGCAAGCCCATCTCGAACGGAGTCGGTGAGCCTGGTGTGAGCGCCTTGGGAAGTTTGACCTTTGCAAATGTGGCGATCATTTTCAACGTTGCCATAATGACCGTGCTGATCGCTTTTACAATTCCACTGAACGCCCATTTGATAATGCCCCACAGGTTTTTGACCGTGGTAGTAATTCCGCCAAAGTTATTTTTGAAAGCCAGATACACCAGATAGACCGTGGCGGCGATCAGCAACAACGGAGCGATCCATGCGATATTGGCGGCCACAAATGCAAAGATGGCGGGAATGGCAGTGGCTGTAATAAAGGTAAACAGCGAACCCAATGCGGGCAATAACGTGGCAGTGATGAACGTACCTACGCCCGCCAATGCTCCGCCTGTGCCGAATGCGCCGATGACCGTTGCCAGCGTGCCGAGGATGGAGATCAACGGGCCTGCGGCGGCGACCAATGCCAGCAAACCCACGACCAGTTTTTGCACCCAGGGCGGAGCGGCGGCCAGAGATTGGATCAATGGCGTGATAGCCTGCATAAAGGAAATCAGGGTCGGGATGATGGCATTGCCAAGCGCCTCTTTGAGTTGACCAAGCTGATTGTTGAAAATTGCCATCTTGCCTGCGGCAGTTCCACCGAACGCCTGCGCCATGCCGCCCACTTCCACGGCTAATTCGTCGAGGATGACTTTCTGCGCGCTGGCGATGTCATTGACCGCCATAAAATCTTTGATCTGTTGTTCCTGCTGCGCGCTGAGCGCAACACCGATGCGGCGCAAGGCTCCCACACCCGCCACGGGATCATTCAATGCTTTGCCGAGCATCACCGATGCCTGAGAAAGATCCATGCCGAATTTTTGAGCCAGGTCCAGCGTGGCGTCAGACGCGGCGGGAAATACTTCCTTGCCGATTTTCGTGAACGTCAACAGCATGGCATTGCCTGAAATGATCTCATCGTCTGAGAACTTAGTCAGCATTTGCATTTTGTTGGCATAGTCTTGAATTTCTTTTGAGGTTACGCCCGCTGCGCTGCCTGTGGATTTCAGCGTCTGTTCGAGGTCCGCAATCGCGGCTTCGCTTGCCATCGCTTCTTTGACAGCGGCGGCGCCGAAAGCTACGATGGGCAGGGTCAGCGCAACGGTCATGCCCGCCCCGACGCGCTGCATATCCTTGCCAACCTTCTGCATTTTCTGCGCGAAGGCATCGGCAGACTTGGTGGCTTTATCCATATCACCCTGAAAGCCAGAGGCATCTAATATCAATTCGGCAATGATTGTGGCGGCTGTTGTCATTTGATTCCAAAATCCTTTTTGATCTGCTCGATCAATCTTCTGCGCTGGGTTTCGTCAAAGGCTTCAATTCCTTTAGGCTGGGTAAACTCTGCCAGCACTGCCTTGGGCATATCGCGCATGAAATCTTTTACATCTTTATTTTTGCCCTTGCCCGCGTTGATGTTGTAGAGCAAAGTCAGCGCGGCAGCGGTGCGGTATTCTTCATCTGGAAAGCCGAACGGTTCGAGCAGGTAGAACAATTCCCATGAGCGGTATTCGGGATAGGGCAGGGCGCGGATCTCGCCAATGCTTTTGTGCAGAGCCAGCCCCAGCCGATGCTCAAATAATCGGTCGGGGCTGGCAATTAGTTTTTTATTTCCTCTTCGGGCGTCACGTCGCTCTGCATGGCGCTGAATTTGACGATCTCGACCGCGATGCGCCCGATGACCGCGCCGTTCTTTTTCTTGAGAGCTTCGATGTCATCAGCCTTGAAGAGCGGTTTGCCTTCTTCATCGCACACGCCGCACGCCACCAGATAGGCGTCGTGGCCGTAGATGTTGACCGCGCTGATCTGTTGGTTCTTTGCCTTGTTATCCTGCGTTAGTTTGGTTTCGCCGTACTGACGTTTAAGATAATTATCCTGCTCGCCGCGTGTCAACTGGCGGATGAAGACCGAGCCGCCCCATTCGGGAACGTCGATCTCTTTGATGTCAATATCGTTCTTGCTTAAGATTTGGTCACGTGAAAGCGCCATGTAAAACCTTTCTATGCGATGGTGGGTTTGCCTGAGACCTTGATGGTGCAGGAAAGTTGTCCCTGTTCTTCGATGGGCAGGTCAGGCTCAAAGGCGGTAATGAAACCGCTGAAACTGATGGTGATCAACGTGTTCGGAAGGATGATCTTCCAGTTGTGGTTCGCGTTGTCATTGAACGATTCGAGAATGCCTGTGGTGGCATCCTGCGTGGAATTGGTCGGGAGCCAGTTGGCTTTGAAGGTCACTTCGCCCGCATCCCGCATCCCTGAGATGAATTCGCGGTATCCATCGGCGGAAGTGTGCGAGGTCACATCAATGTCATCGCGTGACATGGAAGGCGGGGTCAGTTCGGTGATCTCCGCAATGCTGGTGAATGTTTCGGTGGTGGCTCCGTCGCCGAGTTGAAGGGTTGAGCCGTATGCCCAAAATGCGCTGCTAGACATGGTTAACCTCCAGGGTAGCCAGCGGGCAGGCGCAGCACGGCAACTTTGAGATCGGCATCACTGACCGTAATGCGGATCGTGCCGCTGGTGGACTTCCAGCCCTTGGCATTGGTCAACCCTACGCCGAAGACCGCGAATTCGCCCGCGCCGAGCGAATAACTGGTGATGTCTTCCGCGCGTCCCTTTTCATCATCGACCGAAGTGATGGTGACAGTGACTGCACCGACATCTGTGTTTTGAAAAAGCAAAAGCTCGCGGCCCGTGCAGACGAAGGTATCGCCGTCTGTGATGGTCCCAGCCGCGAAGGTGAAATCAGCCGAGTTTGCGGTAATGGCGGCAAACGGAGCCTTGATTTCCTGAACGGTGATTGCTGTGGGGTTAGCCATTGGTTAATTCTCCTGTACCAATTGATTGAATATTTTTTCCTGATCTCTGAGCGGAAAATGCAAAAGGACGTGTTCGATCATCGAGTCTTTATCGTCTCGATTCGTGCCGCACTTCTCGCACCTGAAGACCTGCTTTACGCCCTTCCATAATACGGTCGTGTAAAGTTTTTCCTCCGCCACTGCGGGCGCGGATTGCGCTTTCTGATTTGATTTTTTAGCCATCGTTTGACCTGTAATTGAAAACAAAATCCTGGCTGACGCGGAAGAGTTCAACCGCTTCATCGCTCTGATCGCGGCGGCTTCTGCGAAACACGCCGCCCACCTCCACGGTTTGGTCGCCCAGCGCGCCGTGATAGCCCTGAAGCGTATCGAACAGCGCATCTGCCACGGTCTGCGCGGATTTGTAACTGCCGCCCCAGGCATCGATCTGCACGCGCGCTTTGAAAATATTGTTATTGGCGTGCGTGGTGATGACAGGCTCGTCGATCAGTTGATACGTCACCAACGGCAGGGTGTTGGGCGCGGCGCTGGTGGAAGATGGCATTTTCTCAGGGTAAACGCGCGCGCCCACCAGCGCGGAAATGCTGGAGGCGTTCAACAAATGGGATGTGAGAGCGGTCAATAAACTCATATCGAACCTTCGATCTCAATTTTGAGATTGTTCGCAACGGTCTGCCATATGGCATCTTCGTTGTCTTCGGCGGCGGGCTGCATGTATGGGCGCGCTGGCAGGGTCACTTCGTAAGCGCTGCGGTGCTCGCCGTTCTCATTGACCCAGTGCAATTTTTTAGCGGTCAACGGTTTGACCGTGCCGCCCAATTCCTGAATGCGGCCATAAATGGCGGTAGGTCCAACAGAAACGACCGCGCGGTCTGCGCTGGAACTTTCCAAAACGGTTTGAATGCTGTTTGCCAAATTGCCTGTCACGTTCTTGAACGTGTTCACCACATTGACTTTGGCATGAGCCTCCAGCACATATCCGCCAGCCAGCGCGGATTTTGCCAGCGTTTCTCCGCGCACGTTCGCGGCCATTTTTTTCAACGCCGCTGAAAACTGTTTCATGGAATATTTTTTGCCGCTCATAGAACAAGTTTCCTAAGAATGATGCGCAAGCCCGACGGTCCCTGCTGGATTGGTGAAACGATCTCATAGGTCGGGAATTCGTGAAACTCCCCAAAACGGCTGATAATGCGCACGCGGTCGGTTTCCTTGAGCGACGTATTCAACGGCAAACGCAGCACGCCGTCATATTCGATCACGGTCATCTCTGGGGCGTGACGCTCCGAACCAGAACGCATATCGAGCCCGCAGATGATGGCATCGCCCGCTGTGTAGATCGGCGCATCCGCCTCGTTGAAGGCGTTCACCGTGCCAGCGGAATAAGACAGGATCACGCACTCATCCAGCATGTGATCGGTCTGCGTCTCACGCATACAATCCAGTTCGTCAGCGGTAAAAGCGAAATCGTCTCTCATGCCTGGTTGGTCTCATGCGTGCGTTCGCGCGCCAGATCGGGCACAAGCACAATCGCTTTCGGGTTGCGCCGCGAAAGATGATGCCGTACCTGCTGCATGGCGTGGTCGTGCTGTTGATCGCGCGAATAACTGGCTCCGTCTGCCGTAAAGTCAAACTTGGGAGCATAGGCCGCCGCTTTTTCTTCCCAGATGGCCGCCGCTGCGGAATGCAGATCATAGGTCGGAGTCCAGTCAGGATTGTCCATCATTGCGCCGAAAATACTTGTAGACTCAACGCGCGGACTTTCGCCGTTCTCATCCACGCAGGGGAAACGCTCAATATACAAAGCCAGAGTTGCATCGTCATAAACTGCCGATGTAGGCTCTGCGGTCATGCGTCTCAATTGGGCGATCTGTGCGGCGGTAGCTGCCATGGTTCTCTCCATTTACCCCTCCCCGTTTTTTCGGGGAGGGGCTGGGGTGGGGTTATGCGAGGCGGATATATTCCACGTACAGATCCGCATCCAAACCAGCGGTGGAAGCCGAACCTGTGAACGTGATGTAGGTATCAGCGGCCCAGACCACAGCATCTTCGGTCTCATTGACAGGTACAGCCTGGCAATAGAACAATTTGCCGCCGATGGTGGCTTGAATGGCGTCAAAGCTGCTGAGGATGTCAGTGCCTTTGGCGGCGACGGTGGTCACGCCAACATCAAGGTTTGCCGCGCCAGTGGAACCCGTGCGCGCGTAGAGGTAGGTGCGCAGGATGCCGAGTTTGACGCCTTCGGGGTTGGCAACAGTGCCGAGGCCCGCGTTTGCGGTCGAGGTCGCGCCTGTCAAAACGATCTTGAACAGTCCGCGCTGATCGGTGAGGGTGGTTGAAACAGACATTGCATTTCTCCTTTATACAAGGTAATAAACGATCACAGCCGAACCGTTGAGCGAGGTGTTCAGGTCAACGGTATTTTGTGCCAGCACGGAAGAGCTGACCGTCACGGTCGGAGCGGTTGCTTCCTTCGTGCCGTTGTGCGAGGCAAAAAGGATCTGCGCGGTATCGCCCAATTTATCGGGCAGGCCAAAGGCTTCCGAAGTTCCGATCTTGATCGTGTCTTCAGTTCCGCCAGCGCCATCACGCACCCAGCCCGCGCCAGTGATACTGGTCACAGTCAGAAAGGCATTGACGGTGGTCTTGGTTGAATTCGCGGTCGGGGCGATGGTCTCGCTGAGCGCTTCGCCTGCAAGGTCAGTGCCTACAATGGCAAGCGTGCCCATCGTATCGTTCACGCCGCCCACCTGCGTCACGGTGATCAACAGTTTGCGCGCCACGGTCGCTTCGGGCATTGCCGAAGTAGCAATCGTATAAGCGCCAACTTTCATATTCGCCGAAACGACAAAGCGGTCATCATCGCTCGCAGCCAAACCGCCTGGTGAATAACTGACAGGGACCATGCGGGTGTTGTACTTCCCCAGAATATCTGTCTGCGCATAATGCGCCACGTTGGGGTTATAGGGATAAAGGGACATAATATTTCTCCTTTGCCGTCCTCCTCCCCCAAATTGGGGGAGGTCGGGTGGGGGATTATTAGGCGGTCAACACTGCGAACGGGAAGCCTGATCCGCTATCGAGACGGGTCACAGGTTTCGGAAGCGCAAAGCCGAGGCGCATGACAGCGCGCAGGGCGACCATGTCTTGCTGGGCAAGGTTGTAGATGATATTTCCGCCAGCATCCTGCAAAACAGCCTGATCGAAAATCTTGAAGGTCATGTCCTGGCGGATGGAATAAACCAGTTTGTTCCACTGACCGCTCAAGAGTTTGTATGTGTCAGAGATAGCGCCGTTGGTTGGGAAATCAATCGGGGAACCATCGAGCAGGTATTGCGTGCTTTCCTGCATCGAGGATTTGAAGATCGGCTGACCATCGGCATCGCGCACGTTGCGCAGCTTGCGCATCATGGTTACAGGTGCAACATTGCCAGTTACGCGGTAGCCATCGGCTTCAAGCAAGCCATACAGACCAGAAACACCCGCGCCTGTTTCGCCGAGAATGGCTTCATACAGGTCGGTATAAGCTGCGGCGCTGATCAAATTGCCAGCGGTATTTGCGCCAGCGATCAAGCCAGCGCCATTCAGGTTGGTTGTCCAACTGGCGGGGATGTTCGTGCCGTAGAACACAGCGGCATCGATCACGCGCCCGAACTCTTCCACCAAAGCGGCTTTGACTTCGCCCCAGATGTCATAATTGGAATCTGAAAGCACAGCCTCTGAGATCGGCACAAAGACCGCGATCTCTTCCGCATCGATGTACTTGTTCGACCATTCCATGCTGGTGGTCTGTTTCAGGCCCGTATCGCCGTTGACAAAATAGCCAGTCGCCAAAGCGGAAACCACAGGCATCCGTGTCTGGTTGGTGGGCATGTTGTTGAGCTTGCGCGCAAATTTCATGGCGCTGCTGGATTGGTAAACTCCGCCGAGGATTTCATTGGAAACCACTTCGGGGATCAGTGCGTCCGCGTTGCTGCGGGAGATAACGCTATTGAATGGCATTTTATAGCTCCTTAGTTATTAGCGACCTGCCGCTCTGCGGATCAGGTCATTCATGGATTGTGCGGTGTTGGAAGCCTGCGCTCCGTCGCCCGCGTTCCCTTTCGGGATGGGTGTTTTCAGCATGTAAGAAAAGCGTGTCCTGAATGTTTCAACATCCAGATTGCCTTTCTTATCGAACAATTGTTCACTGGTCGCAAGGACAAAAGCGGATTTGATGTCGATCACGCCGAGCGCATACGCCTGCTCATAAAAAGCCGCGCGTTTGTTCTCCAGATCAAGCTGTTCCGAAAGAGCGGTCAGGTGTTTCTCCGCCTCGGAACCCTTTTCCGCTTTGACCGCCAGTTCTTTGACCTGCTTCTCGAACACCTTGCGTGTCTCACGCTCGGAATCCAAAGCCGATTTCAGCCCTTTGGTATGTCCTTCCAATAAACCTTTGATTGTTTCGTCCTGCTTGCCGTACCATGTATCAAAGGTCAGCGTCTCGCCTTCCTGTTGAGTAGCGGCATCAGGCTGTGCAGGCGCGGATCCTCCGCCTGCACCACTTTCATCAAACAATAAACTTTGTTTCTTGAACATCTCGTTCTCCTTTTTTATCGGGCATCACACCCGTAATTCATTTTATAAATCTTTTACAGGCGTCGGGACAAAACTCCCGCCCCAGGTGGAATCGGTCTTCAACGTGCTCATGGCATCCAATGGAGTGCCGCTCTGCCAGGCATCAAACCGCTGCGGACCTAAAATAGCGCGCTGGCGGTCTTCGCTCAAATTCTGGAACCATTCCTTGCCCGTTTCAAATTGCAGATCAGGCGCGCCGCGCACCACAGGCACCAGCACACACCGCCCGTTCGGATGCTCCGCGAATTCCTCAGCCGTGGAATAAGTATCTCCATCGGCGAACAAACAACCCAGGCAGGTCTTATCGTCTTTGGTGGCCAGTCGTTTATATTCAGCCACTACGCCGCTTTCGCGGTATTGCTCCATCGTACCCATGCGGTAAGCCCGCAGTTGTTCAGTGCGCGCAATGGTCAACGCTCGCTCCAGACCGATCCCGAAACCGTCTGCCATCAGTTTGGCAACCTTCAGCGGATTTTCGCCTTTCGCCAGTCCTACCGTCAGTTCGCGCATAATTCCGTTCACCGCTTCGCCGTAGGATTTCATCAATAAACTTTTGAGCGGACTTCCATCACCAGAGAATCCAATAAAAGAATTGATCGCATTCACATTCAACTTGTCAAACGTCACGCCCACGCCAGCCGCTGAACTTCCGATCTTCAAAATCTTATAAGCATCGGTGACGCCTTGCGAAACATTCTGCGCCTGCAATGCGCTGACACTCTCTTCCATAAAATCAGCGTACTTGGAATACTCAGCCCGCGATTGATACATCAGCGTTTGAAATCTCGTATTGCGCAGGATCATGGCCTCGGTCACAATGCCTTCGCCGTTCAACGCGATGACGGTCTTCAGCATCTCCGCTTCAAGCGCCATTTCCACATCCAGCCAGCGCCGCGTCATCAGGCGCATTTCCTCCGCCTCACGCGCTAGAATGCGGGCTTTCTGTGCTCTGGCAACTTTTACAATTTCGCCTTCAGGCATTAGACACCTTGCATATCCTGCATATTCTGCATGTCAGTTCTTTGCACATTCTGGCCGCTGTTGAAGTTTCTTTCAGCCTGCAACAATCCGCTCGCCAGTGTGGATTGAGTCCGCGCCGCGTCCGCTTCCTTATCGCGCAAAGCCTGCTTGATCCACTCCTCGGTTTTGCCTTCTTCACGCCATACGGTTGTAAGGCTCACACCCGCGTTGACATTCATCTGCCGTGTCTCAGCCGTCGTGCGCGGCTGGATTGTTTCGGGTTTATCGAAATTAACCTGAATGCGTTTCGGGTCCACAGTCGTACCGCTGGCCTTCAGCATAAACCGCGCCACATCCTTCCAGACAGGTTCATAGCGGTCGATGCGGTCCTGCGCTTTTTTATTCAACGGCGCTTCCATGGCGATCAATGCCTCACCCGAAAGATTACTGCCCACCTGAAAGAAATAATGTTTTGGCGTGCGCGTGATCGATGAAACCGCAGTCGCCAGCGAATCAATGCTCCGTAAATAATTCTCAAGTTTTGCCGCTTCAAATTGACCAGCCTGTGTCTGCTGGCTCATCCCATCGCCCGCAGGCAGATCCCAAACCTCATTTGGCGAATTCTTCAGCTTGCCCTGCACATCCGCGTTCGAGATGATATATCTCTGCGGAAACGCCATGAATTCAGCCGTCACCATCATATCGGTCAAAAGTTTATTGATCCCATTCTGCATCGGGATGACGTTCTTCAGGTCGCTCTTCACCTTGCGCTTGCCCTGCCGATAATGGAACACGGGCACTTCGCCGTAGGGATTGACCGCGCTAAATTCGGCCGAAGGTTGGAATGCTGAAGCGTCAGCAACATTCTCAGCCTTTGAGAGTGTCTCGTAATACTCCAAATGATCGGGATAATACAGCGTCATTTTCCAGCGCATCGATTCATCGACCCACATTTTTGCCGCGAACCGCTTCACGCGCGGATTTGCATATTCATAGAACAAATGGACTAGACGCGGGTCGTTATGATAGCCCTGCATTTGACCCGTCTCATCAGGCCAGGCGATGAAATAACCTTCGCCCGTCACCAATGCCGCCTCATGCACATCGTCGCTTTCCAGCCCAATCTCCGAAGCAGTCCATATATCCTGCCATTTGGCATTGGCCGCGCCTTCGATCTGAATGGAGCGCAGGTTGATGCGGTCTTGTGTCGCATCCACAACCACCGAGCACCAATTCTCCGCAAAATAAGCGTCAAGGTCTTTGAAGATTTCATTCAAGCGTTTTGCCGTATATACCAGCGGCTGCTCGCCGTCGTAATAGTTAAACAGCGCGCAATACGGATCATGTTTCGCCCGCAGTGTTTTGAAAGCCAGTGTCAAATCTTGAATGCTCATTATTTATTTTTCATCCTTCATCATTCAGCCTTCATCCTTGCACTATCCCTGATAACTCTTCGCAGATTTCTGCGGCTTGTTGAACCGTGCGATCATCTCAATGCCGCCGCTCACGCTGTCCACATCATCGTCATGCCGCCCGCCTGGGAACGAAGCCGCCTCACGGATGAAATCGTTATTCCAAACCGAGCGCACCAGTTTGATCTTGCCTTCCTTCGCCCGCAACTGCCACGACCGCGCCCGCTCCACTTTGTCACCGTTCGGCTTGATCTTCATAATCGCGATATTCGCCAATTCGGGACTTTTGATAAAGTCACGGAACACCAGCCGCTGGAACGCCACATCTTCCACGCCCCAGACCACGCCGCGTTCGCGCTCGCTCAGCATCAGCGATTTACAGCGCAAAAAATATTCGTCCAGATTGCGGATCTTCAACCGATCCCGCAGATAAATATTTCCGCTCGCCTCATCCAGCGCCACGGCAATCGTCGAGTTGTAATCGCTCGTTTCCGACTCACCCAGCGCCAGATCCAAATAACGGAACCAGCGCAAATTCTCAGGCGCGCGTTCCACGATCTGAAAATCCGAATCATCGAAAAAGTTCCCGACCGCCAGCCTCGGCATCTGTTGATACTGCGCCGCGAATTCATAATCCAGCGTATTCGCGCGGATGTGCTCCAGCCGCAGCGCATCGTATTTATCAGGCCAAAGCGCATCACCTGCGGACCGTTTCAGCGGGTCGCCGCCTTTGGGGATATAGATACCCCTCAGCAGATTCTCCCTAAAATCCTCATCCGTCTTTGGGTATTCGTCTTCCGCCAAGGCGAACGCGGGCAAAAAGACCACATCCCAATCGTCGCCCATTTCATCAGAGACGGAATGTTTCAAAAGTTCGCCGCTCAAATCTTCCTGATCCCAGCGCGTATTGATCAGCACTACCGCCCCGCCGTACTCCAAACGGGTGTACGCCACTGACCGATACCAGGAAAGCACGCGCTTCCTCTGCTGGTCTGAGCTGGCTTCATCGCGGTTCTTGAACGGATCATCGATATTGAGCAAGTGCGCGCCACGTCCTGTAATACCGCCGCCCACGCCTGCCGCCAGCATCCCGCCCCGATGCGGCTCCTTCAAATTCCATGCCGCCACCGAACGCGCATCGTCCGAAATTTCAACGCTGATCTTTTGGCTTGCCAATGCGCCGAACACGCCTGCATAATTTTTGCTCATCACCATATCGCGCACAGCCCGCGAATTATCGTTTGCAAGGTCCGCAGAATAGGAAGTGGTGATCACACGCATGTCAGGGTTACGCCCCAAAAACCACGCCTGAAATAGTTTCGATAATTCCGTTTTACCGTGTCGTGGAGGCATAAAGATCATCAGGCGTCCAATGCCAACCCGTCCGCCGCTGACAATATACTGCTCCACCTGTTCCAATTTGGAGGCGATCAACTCATGCGCCGCAGTCCGCTGGTATCGCGGATTGAGATACATGGCAAAGTCAATCAAATGCCGCCGCGCCTGCTCGCGTTGAACAGCCATCAATCCCGCGTCAACGGGATTGTGTCTTTTTTGTTTCAACGTCAGCGGCGAAGCATTCAGCATTATTCCTCTTCATCCTTGGGCGCATCGCGCAAGCCTTTTGCCATGGCAAGCAATTCCTCATCGCTCATATCGGCCAGATCATTCTTGGTAAATCCGTTCTTTGTGATCATCGCCGCCAGTTTTGCGGCAGGGATGTAATCACCCGTCATTTCCAAAAATAGTTTGCGGTCGTTATGGGTTTTGTAATCGGGCTTTGTGGCGTTCTCGGTCAGCGCAGAGATCACATCCGAGCGGTGGTCCCATAACTGCGAAGTCTGCAACAGCGCAACCATTTCATCGATGGCAGGGTTCTTCTTGCGCCATGTGGCAATCGCGCGGTCGCTGGTCAATCCCAAATGCTTATAAGCCAGCTCATCCTGTGTTTTTGGGTTTCGGCTGTTACGCGGCGAACTTGCCCAGGCGATATAAGCCGCCACGCGCCACGGCCATCCGCCATCGCGCAAACGGTTGTATTCTTCAATCCATTTCAAATCGCCGAGTTTCTCCAAAGTCTGTCTTGCCGTCTCGGAGCGCAAACGGACTTCTTCAGACGTTAAAACAGAAATTTCCGAACCCTCAACCGTGACAGGTTCTTCAATCTCTAATGCAAACGTCAATTGATACTCAGGTTTTTGAACTGGCATTTTTGCCTGCTATGATTTCAACAAAAGGATCGCATCGGCAACCCGATTCAACGCGGCAGCGGTATCTGCGGCAGGGTCGGTATTGCCCAGGTCGATCACATCCACATAAACGATGGAACGATCCGCCTCCGCCACGCGCACCCACTCAGGCCGCTGCGGGTTCTGCGGCACCAGCCGCGCATAATCCACGCCGTCAATGTTATGGATCGAATACGCTTCGAGCGAAGTCCCAACCGCCACATTGCGCATTGCGATCCCGCCCATCGATTGCGGACGCGGCGTATTACGCACGGTCAATCCTCTTGGAACTTTGACGATCAATAAATATCTTGCGTTCATAATTACGCATTCCTGTTTCTGCGCGTCTTGCCTTCCAGCCGCGCCGTTACATTCGAGATCACACCGACCATTTCAGAAAGATTTTTTGACAGAACCTTTTGCTCTTCCGCCAAACGGCTGATGGCTGAATTGGTTTGTTCGCGCTGCGTCTTCAGAAACTCGCGGTTCGTATCCGCTTGTTGCTGCATAAAGGTGATCATCTGGTTCACCATCTTTTCCTGGTATTTCAGGAAAAGCACCACCACCAGCACCACCACACCCGCCAGCGGAATTTGCAATAAAAGGTTCAAGGTCGATTCGTTCATAAAAGGCCAGAGGAAAAGGCGGGCAGCGCGCCCTGATATTCAAGCTGAAATTGAGACAGCCTGCCCGCCGATTTCAATAATTATTTTGTGGGACTTTGCGCGTCATATAAACCGCTGGCAACCAAACCCAGCGCAACGCCGAAGACCGCCACCGCGAACCAGCCCTGAAAATCAACAGGCGCGCCCACGCTGAACTGATAACCAACGCCGAGCAGAATTCCCACAGCCATCGAAGCCACTTTCACCTGTGCGCCAGCCAGCCCGAAGGATTTGATCCACTGCACCAGACCGAGCACAAAAGCCAAAAGCGGGATTCCCGCCACTGAAGCATTTTCAAAAACGATTTTGAATATTTCCATTTCAATCTCCTGTTGGATAATAGAAAGCGCCCGATGACATTTAACAGTCATCGGGCGCTTATCTCCGAAAAACGCCTTATCAAAAGGCACGCATCAATTGATTATTTTTAACATGAATTAAATCAGTCCGCAAGAGTCAAAATCATAATTCCTTCTCGTTACAAATCTTTTTATGCGCCGCCAGCTTCCTGCGCCACATCACACGGTTTTCCTTCTTGCGCGCGCGAATCATCTTTACATAATAGTACATACACCGCAGGCACATTACTTCAATCTCATCAGCATATCCCAATCGGTAAACCGATTGAGCAAAGTTGGCTTTCCGTTTCGGATCAGCACCGAACCGTTCATGTGTATATCCATTGCATTGTGTCGCTGCATTACATAACCCATTTTGCTTTCATCCGCGCCCATGCCTGGTTCAATTGCCAGATACTGCCCGCTCGGATCGGTCATCACACAAAAATGATGGTTGTGTCCCATAATGATATTGCATCCATATTTCGGGGCCAGCCGCCTGCTCGAACCTTTGCCCGTATTCATCGGATGTTCCACCTGCCATTTGATTCCGCCGCTTATCAACTCGCACCAATAATATCCGCTCACCGTCCAGCGCGGATCATCCGCCCCGAATAACCGCGCCAGGCTTGCCGCATCCAGCGCCTTTTCCAAAATGCGTGTCACACGCTGTTCATGGTTGCCCATCAGCCATACTACATTCTCAAACGTTTCAGCAAAAGCCTTCAACACCAAACGGCTTTCACGGATCTCCTCCGAAATATTCCCCGATTCCACTTCCGCATTTACTAGCTTATCCTGAAGCTCCAATCGCTGTTTCGCGTTTAACTTTTCCGAAAACGCGATCAATTCCCTTTGCAATCTGCTGTCGATCACCCGTTTATCGTCATTCTCAAAATTTTCGGGGAACTTATTGAAAGCGTGCAGGTCCAGCGCATCGCCGCCTAATATCATATTTTGAATTCCCCACTGTCTGCAAAGCGCCACGCACCGATTGATAAAATCAGCGTGATGGAATGGAATGTGCGCATCCATCAAAATGAACGCATCTCCCTCCACCCTGGGCTGGGTATTCCACGAACCAAATTCACTCTCTGGAATATTCCCATGCCGCGCCCTGGTCAATTCGCGCAGCTTCATTCGTATCGAGTTGGAATCCCGTTTTAAGATCGGCGCGAAATCGTCAGAAAACTTCTTCATCTGAATATCGGCGGGCTGCTTGATCCACAAATCCCATAATTGACTTGTCTCTTTCTCAGTCCAAAATTTCCATTTCTTTGTCATAATAAAAAGAACCCGATGGTAAAAGAACCATCGGGCGCTTATCTCCGTAAATCGCCTTATCAAAAGGCACGCTTATTTTCCCATTCCCTCGGTGGTGACTGTCGCCAGCCACCACCATTCAAGGGAGGAAACATGGGTGGACAAGTTATTTTTAACAAACAATATGCCAATCCGCAAGAGTCAAAATCTTATCCCAAAGGCGGATCACCAGGCGAATCCACTTCCAATACATGATAAACCGCCGCGCTCTTAAATTTGCTTTTTTCAAGTTCGTGAATAATCTCAGTCAAAATATCATCACAATCAAACAGACATTCCTCCTGCCAATTGATTTGCGTCGCCCGCAGTTTATTCTGCGCAGATTTTATCTTTTCTAAAATGTCCATATATGCTCCTTTTGTAATCTCAACGGTTGGCGTCACCCGCGCTGAGGCGGGGTGACTTCGATTTGAGATTTGATAACTGCTAAGGCTTGTAAACTGCCTGTAGATGCCGCTACTTCCTCAGCGTCGGTGTGCACGCTTTGTTGGGCAGGCGCGATAATGTGCCATGCCATTTGTTTTACACGGTTCAAACCACTGCGAGACCACCGCGTTATGATTGCCTGATTGATTTCTGACCAATCAATCTTTTCATCGCTCGTGATTGCAAGAGCGTAAGTTTTTGCTATGTCGGACTGTTTCAACTTCGGCATAGCAATTTCGCTAAGGATTGTTTTTGTGATATTTTCGAGTTCAAACATGAGACCTGCCCAACGGTTTGCTTTACTGGCGGCGGGATTGAACAGACACCACCAGAACGCGCAACCTACTAAATTTTCGGCTACTGTCCGCCGTCCAGTGCACGCGGTGTTGGGCGGAATGACATTGAGAATTGACCAATGCCAAACGATACCCAAACTGTGTAATCACCTACAACCTGTGATTTGCGAAAATTGACTTCCCAAGACCGATAGCCATGCTTAAATAAATTCCAGTACACATTCCAGCGAGCGCTATGGTAAATAATGTGGACATCGGGCGAACCGTTTTCTTTTTTCATCACTACTCCTTTTTGCGGGCTTCCGCCCAACGGTTTGCGTAACCCGCTTGAAATGGGGAACGCAAGACAACTATATTTTTTAGGCACGTAGTTTCAAGTCGGGTTCACGCTTTGTTAGGCGTTGCCCTTGCTTACAACTGCATGACCT